ATCTTTACCACCACGAGCTGGTAAATTATTTGTAACCGATAAATCATCAAGTGAAACAGCACTTGGTGAACCAGGAGCGATAGTACCAGCTACAATAGTATCTAACGTATTGGAATTTACATTTTTAGAAATACCACCACCAACACGATAAGTAATTGTTAAAGAGGTATTATTTGGTGTTTCACCAAGAGTTGAATACTCATCACCCAACAATGGGTCTATAGCACTATTAACATTACTATATTGTCCAGGTACTACAATACCTATTTGTTGTACATCAATAAATCCATCATCAATCACTTGTCCATTTTTTAAAACACCATTACCAAACACTAATGAAGTGGTATTATCTACATTAGTTTCACGAGTAAATCTTTTTGACGTTTTAATATATTGTAACGAATATGGAACAGGTTGTGTTTCATTTATATTAGGATTAAAACTATTATGGTACGCTGATGGTCTTGAAGAATCAGAAGTGTAATGAGTTTCAATTGGAACTTTATCTTGTGCCAAGAAATCAACTTCATACCAATTATTTCCATTCGAATCCACACAAGAAATAATATCAATTACATTCGTATCAGGTATGGTTAGTTTTTTAAATTTTTCTGGTTCACCAATATCAAATTTTATTGTTTTTGATTTTCCACTTACAGCTCTAACAGTTCTATACAAATTATAAGAAGTTGCTAAATTTGAAGTACCAATTTCTGCTACCTCTTGTGTATCATTTGAACCTGTTATTTGAAAATCTATTGGTTCAAGTGTCTCAAAAACAATACTAGAATTTGAACCATGAACTTCAATTCCAGGATTAAAAATACCACCAGTAGAGTAATCAACTTTATCAGATTCTACACCAGCTGCATCTAAAGTTTGAGCAAAGGTTAAATCAACATAAGCGGGAACAATTGGTTTTACTTTATAACCAAACATACTAGCAATGTTAATTATATTTCTTCTCTCTTCTGCTAATGGTAATAACATCTCACGATATTGTTGATCGATATAAAATGACAACACATCACCAACATAGGCATTCATTTCTAATAACATCATACCAGGTGATGTCTCGTTAAAATCTTTATATGAATTTGGAAAATAAGATTTTGCATAATTCATTAAAGATTGTTTTAAGGAATCAAAATCCTTATTTAAATAATTTACGTTAGATTCTTTAAAATCATTTTTACCATATGTAGGCATATTCTATCTCCATATTAATATCCACCACCACCAGAACCACCTCCCACTCCACTAATTACTTCATTTGATGATGTTCCAATATCAGATGAAAAATTAATTGAAACGGAGTCCGATGTATTTGGGTCTTGTATTATATTAAAATCTATTTTAACAACAACTTGATTAATGTCTGTTCTACTATTATCATTTATTACTTGAATATCTTGTACCTGAACAAATGGTAACCAAAGTTCAAATGAGTCTAATATTATATCTTGTATTGAAAGTAATGTAGATTCAGATATAGGTTCAAATATTACATTTCTTAATTCTACACCAAGATTTGGTTGCATAAGTCTCTCACCTGGATTTGTTTGTAGTAGATTTATAATATTATTTTTTACAGATTCTAAAGTTGTTGAAGTACCAGCTATAGCTCCATCATCAGAACCAATTCGTATTGGTAAATCTATACCAACTGTAATATTAGAGTCTTCGTCCACTATATAAGGTTTTTTTGATGTATCTTTTATAGCCATTACATTAGTTCCTCTATGTTTTCTTTAATTAATTTTACAGTCGTAAATTGTCTTTGTCCATCTTCACCACCTACATCAAATGAATCCTGTGAGTCTGGATCTTCACCAATATAAACATAACCAGTAGATTCCAACACTCCCGATGTTCCTCCTGATTTTCCTAAATCAAGTCCTGGTAATTTAGCTCCACCTTCCAATAATGGTTTAACAGCTCGTTCTATAGCACTTTCAAGTTCATCTACAATTTGAACTACAATTGAACCTGCACCTGGTATTGTATTACCTATCTGTTTTAATGTTTTTAATATTGGAGCTTTATCTCCAAGTAAAGTTTCAAGTGCAATATTAACAGATTGGTCAGGAGTTTTTAAACTTTCTATAATCACAGGAGCTTTTAGTTGAGTGATTGTAAAATCAGCTTTAGTTAAAAAATTTAATATAGCTTCAGTAGTATAATGAGCATCACGTTCTATAAAAGAACCTTGTTTTGTATCGAGTTCCTCCATACCAGATTCTTTAGCTGCTTTTACTTTAGCATCAATTAAATCTTGTTTTAATCCCATTGTTATCTTCCAAGTTTGTTTTTAGATTTTTCAATTGACTTTTCTAATACTTGACTATAATCTTTATTTAAGAATTGACTCATAGGGTCACTTGATGGAACTTGTTGTGTCCCATTCATCATATCACCATATTGTCTACCAACTAATTCATTCATTCTATCAGAAGTAAACTCACCACCACCCAATGTTTTCCAATCACCATCTTGAGCTGTTTCATTCAATACATCATTCAATACTGAATTGTTTGTATATGATTTTTTCTCAATGATTTTCTTTGGTTGTGGTTTAGATTGAGTTGGTTGTTTCAATTCAGTAATGACTTCCTTAATAGCCATTGCAACTTCTTCTCTAACGATTTGTCTGATTATAGTTTTTATATTTGGTTTTTTCTTTTTCATAATTACCTCTTTTATTTTTCAATGAAATGTTTACTACTTAAAATACTATCTATTAAACTATTTACATCACCCTCACTTGGTAAAGGCATTGGTGATTGAGGTCCAAGTTGTGTATTTATTTGAATCTCTTTTATTAATCCAATAATACCTTTTAAAGCAGTTTGTAATTTCTTTCCTAATACTAAATTATCCATTTTTACTTTATCTTTAAACGGATTACCAAAAAAAGTTTTTTCAGATTCTATCACTAAATTTTCATTTGTAGAAATGGTTAAATGCCTTTTAGTACCCATATGTATATCTTTATTAGATGATAAGAATATATCATCTAGTCTTGAGTTTATAG